GGAGAAGCTGAAGTGAGTGACGAGTTCGACCCCCAGAAATCCGCCGTCGAGAACCTGATCGGCTGGTGCATGCGCTACTACCGGGCCACTGTGCCCGGTGGCTCACGCACGATGCAGTCGCGCATGAACATCGGCAACCTGCGGATGGAGATGGCGGCTCGTGTGGGCGACGCCCAGCAGGAGATGCGCCTGACCGCGGCACTAATTGAGTTCCATGAAGCCTACGTCGACCGCGAAGCGAAGAAGCGAGCCGCCACGATGGCGTCGAACGTCCACGGGTTTCGCAGCGACGAATACACCCGTGCGGTGCATGAGTTCACCGCCGCAGGTGACCGACTCGACGCTGCACTGAAGGCGCTGTCATGAGAGCCTTCTGGAGCTACGACCTGTTCCCCTACGTGCTGAGCGGCAACATCATCGAGACGCGAGTCGACGGCGACGGCGTGCGGGTGAAGACCGACAACTTCGGCGGCTGGTTCAAGCCCTTTCTCATCCTGGAGGACGAGGAGGGCGACGCCATCCACGACAAGCTGGTGAAGCTGCGCGCCGAACGCGCCGATGCCGAGCGTCTGCTCGCCGATGTGTATCGGGACAAGCTCGTGGCGATCGCCCCGTTCATGAGCACCAGGGTGCGCCGCTGATCGCGCCCGACAGTCTCACCATCGAATCACCGGAGCAACCCTCGTGAACATCGCAGAAACCATCGGGCACGCCGCCATCGCACTCGTCGCGGCACCCTTCATCGTCGGGCTGACCGCCTGCATCCTGATCGCCGCGGGCTGCGTCATCCACGCCATCATCAATGGGAGGGACAAGTGAAGCTGCCGCTGCGTCAGTTCACCTGGCACGAGCGGACGATCATGGATGCGAACGGCGCACCGATTGCCCGCGCCGCCACGACACAGCTACGCGACGCCATCATCGAGAAGATCAACAGCAGCCAGGTCATCGGCAACCACTGCGGCGCCCGCATCGACCTGACGCCGGCGATGATCGGCTGCCTGTCACTGAGTACGAGCCACATCCCCGAGCGGACGGCGAAGGAGCTGGAGTACGGTGCCGTGCACAAGACGGAGCTGTGGGACCTGCTCAGCTACCAGCCCTGGCACGACTACGGCTGGGTCATCTGGTGCAGCACGGACCACGGAAACGCAGCGTCGTGCGCTGGGCACACCGAGCTGGCGCAGCTGATCTTCATGTGCGCCGAGCAGAACATCTGCTTCCTCCAACTCGACAGCGACGGCACGCAGATCGAAGGTCTGCCGGTCTTCACATGGTGACCATCATGAAGCGCGCGATCATCACCCTGGCCCTCGTGGGCTGCGCCAGCACCCCGGATCCATTGGCGGGACTCCCCAAGCTGCCCATCGCCTGCGCCTCGTTCGCCTCCCAGGCGGAGGCGCAGACGTTCTACGAGGCGAACGTCGAGCACTGGATCACGCTGGACACGGACCTGAACGGGCAGGCGTGCGACAAGCAGGACGCCGTCAAGCGGTTCGCAGAGTAGCGTCCATCCCAACGCAAGGAACCGACATGGACGACCAGACCAAACCCACCGTGCCGACCGTCACGATCCAGCTGCCGATCGGCGACCAGCTGTGCATGGACCTGCTGACCACGTGCGTCGAAGGTGGCAGCAGCTACTGGCTCGCGTGCGACCACGTGGAGCGCGACGACGATCTCAACGTCCTCAAGGTCGTCGGCTGCGTGGACGCCGAAGACGACTCCACAAAGTGGGACGACGCCACGCTCGAGACGATCCGCACCGGAATCCAGCGCATCCTCGAAGGCATGGTGAAGGTGCGCGACGACATCCGCAGCGCCGTGCTGGCGGCTGCGGTGGACCCGGACAGCGCCGACTGGGATGCCGAGCACGCCGACTGTGTTCTGCAGGCGGGCCTGCTCAATAGCATCGTCTACGGCTGATTTGGCATCATGAACATCGAACCAGGCGATTTCGTCAACTTCACTGACTGGTTCGGCGACGTCTTTGCCCAGGTCCTGTCAGTCCTCGGAGGAGATGGCGACAAGCCCATCATTCGCTACTGCTGCTACAACAAGGGCGGCACGGAGCGGTGGGTTGGCTGGGAGATGGGCAAGGTGCGCCGCGTCGTGAAGGCTGCGGACGCTGCCACTTCGGAGAGGATTCGATACGCCAGCGTGCTCTACACACCCACCGAGTACCGCGGCGGCTTCGATCGGCACATGATTTGGCCCACTGCGCTCGACATCGATAGCCGCGCGTCTAGCAACCACCGAGAGACCCACCCTAAGTTGGTGGGTTGAACGCACTCGCCACCTACTACACTGGCACTGTCATCAACCCCTGTCCGGTGTGGCATGAAGAAGTCGTTCATTGGAGTGGCGCTGCTCGGTCTCGTTCTGCAGGCGCATGCATGTGAGGAATCGCTCGCCGATCTAAAGGCGGAAGCGGAGCACCACGAAAAGGTCTTCCTGGACGCCAAGCAGGCGTACCAGGACGCAGAGACCAAGTACAACGACTGTGCATTTGGCGGTGGCTACTGTGAACCACTGAAGCGTCAGATGCGCCAAGCGGCGGTGCTCGCCGATGAACCGCGCAAGCGATACGAGAACGCCAAAGAGGCGTACGAGAAAGCCCTGCGCAAGCAAGAGCGTCAGCAGGTGGGCAAGAGCAAGCCGAAGACGTGATGCGCCTGGTCTCGGTTGCGATGATTCAACCATCGCAACACGGAGACCAGCAATGCTCACAATCCTTCACCTCAAGGTCAGCCGCGACGGGCAGCTCGACAGCCGGGTGCGCGACATGCACTACCGCTGCACGGGCATCGGCGAAGGGCGCGCTGCGGCGATCGCGGAAGTGCTGCGCAGCTTCTACCTGTGGGAGCAGATGGGTCTGAGCTACGAGACGGTCGCCGAGCTCGATGACCTGGGCGTGGACGACATGGACCGCGCCTACGAGCTCACCAACCACATCGACAAGCCGTGGTGGGACAACGCCGGCGTCAAGCTGGTTGGCGAGCCCAAGCAGCGCAGCACCAGTGTCGGCGACCTGATCTACGTCGATGGCGGCAAGCGCACGTTCTTCGTCGACAGCTTCGGCTTCACGGAGATCAAGGTGTGACCGTGCCGACCATCAGCACACGGCTTCTGCACTTCGACTCGAAGCGCAAGGTGCTGTCCGGCGAAGCGAGCACCTGCGGGCTCGGCGCTCTGCCCCGGGAAGTGGTGGTGATCAGCCACCACACGGGCAAGCGACTGCGCTTCTTCTACGACGAGGAGAAGGCGCGTCAGCACGAGTATTGGGACGGCGAGATGGCGGAGTACGTGCCCGAGCGCAGCGACGTTCCGCGCAGTGTGACACGCCTGGTTCTGATCAACGACTGACGCCGCCTGGCTATACTGGGTAAGTCATCGGTGAGTAATGCGCCACAGTGGGGCGCACACACTTCTCTCATCGCAACGTTAGGAGCAACACAGATGACCCCGAGTCAAGCAGCCGCCCTGCGCGCAGTCGCACGCATGTTCCTCGATGCCGTCAAGGAGGGCGGCGAGGTGGGCGCACCGGGTGGTGTGATGTACGCGGCGGTGATGGACAAGCTGTCGCTTAGCCAGTTCCAGCAAATCATGGATGGGCTGGTCGCCAAGGGCTGCCTGCGCCGCGACGGCGAGCTGTACTTCTACGTGAAGGACCTGTGACATGAACACCGTCACCTTCGGCTCGCTCCCGGTGGGCGCCTGGTTCTTCGACCACGCCTACTCGGGCATGTGGATGAAGAAGCTCGACGATCGGCCCACCGACAAGCTGCGCTGGTTCGAGCCGAACGCGCAGTGGGATGACGGACTGTGCGCCACCGTGGAGCACAACTGTCCGGTCAAGGTCAACGACGCACTGGAGGTGGCGTGATGCTGACCAGACGTTTCAAGTGGGGCGAGAGCGATCTCGGCGAGGGTTGGATTCCCGCATGGATGGACAACGCCGATCCCACAGAAGGGCAGGGCGCCGCCCACGACTGCCTGGAGCACTTCCCCAAGTGCGTCGGGGGCTTTGAGGGCGAGATGATGGCACTCGGGGCGATGCATGTGACCCGAGACTACGTGGATGCCACCAGGTGGCAATGGAACCTGTACGAGGCGCAGAGTTACGACATCGCCTACTTCCTGCGCAACGTGCTGGATGGCGAGCAGACCATCAACGACGTGCCGCGCCGCATGGACCTGGACCGCTACACCTGGGACCTGCCGTTCGACGTGAGCACCATGCGTGACGCCATCCGCAAGGGCATCGTCAGTGCCCTGCGTGAAGCAGTCCACGGCGACTTCGACCGCACGATGTGGAGCGAACGCCGGGCCCTGCCACCGAAGGTGGACGAGCGCATCCTTCAGTGGATGGCGAAGGGCGCCATCAAAGCGCAGAAGCGCTTCGAGACGCTCGGCGTGAGCCCGGTTCAGTTGGGCAACATCTTCGAGTCGATCGCTCGTGGCTTCAATGAGGTCGGCAAGGGCGGTGAGCACGGCGAAGAGATGGTCGTGTACGTGGACTGGCAGCGCAGCTCCGTGGACATCGTGCGCCGCTGGATGCAGTAAGTAACCCGTGAGGTAAAACATGAAACGCAAGGCACTTGCGGTGGTTGCGCTCGCCCTGAGCACGACTGCTGCGGCACAAGTCACCCCCGATGAGCAGCGCTGGATCGATGCGTTCCAGCCGGTGTGGCGGGCGGGCAAGAGCGCCGGCATCAGCAGCACGGTCGCCGTCATCAGCGACGCCCGCAAGGGCAGTTCGCCTGTGGCAGCACGGTGGATCGCGGACAAAGCGCAGTGCCAGCTGGTGCTGCAAGTGCGCGGCAACCCGTTCTCCAAACAGATCATCGCCGGTGTGGCGCAGCAGGACGTGCCTGCTGTGCTCGAAGCGATCATGGCACACGAGTTCGCCCACTGCATGCAGGGGCGTGCCGACGTGCGCTACGACAGCGAAGTCGACTACGAGGCGCAGGCGGACTTGTTCGCCCTGGTGTGGACGCAGCAGCGCAACCCACAGCACCTGAGCGCCGTGTTCGAGTTCTTCCTGCGCCTGCGTGGCATCGACCACGATGGGTCTGGATCACACAACACGCGCGCCGTGCTGGCACGCACCGGGATACCGCAAGCAACGCCGGACGCTGACGCCATCGAGCTCCTGGAGATCACCCGCGTCGCCATGGGTAAGTAAGCGGTGATGATGTGCCACCGTTTGGTCTCGATCATTCAACCCTCGCAACACGGAGGGCAACGATGGAACGCATGCACGCAGCGAACAACCCCTTCAACGGTTTCGCCTGGTCGAGCGAGTCGGGCGTGGAAATCGACGAGCGGGAACATCGCATGTCGATGGTCACCGCCTACGCGACGTTCGAGCCGAGCAGGGCGTTTCGCCAGGTGCTGGATGTCGCAGCCGACTGCGCCCGCAACGACGGTGAGCTGGGCGGCTGGGACTACCTGGGCTACCTGTGGGACATGGACTCGCCGGAGTCGAACCCGATGCGCCACCAGCGCGACTTCGCCCTCATGGTGATGGGACTGTAGCCAATGCGCACACAACGCGAGATCCTGAATCACGTCGAGCGGCAATCGTTCGAGGTCAACGAGCTATTCCTGGAGTTCGTCCGCGATGGACTGACCCGCGAGGAGTTGGCTCGCAACATCGAGCGTCGCCCCGCATTGTGGCGGCGCTTCGAGGGTTGGCTGGACAAGCTCCCGTCTTCGTCGCCTGTGGCGGTTGGGGCGTGACCATGCAGTTCCAGCGAGTCGATCGTCCGTACGCCGACGAGCGCAACGACTGCGCCGTGCGTGCACTGAGCAACGCCACGGGCATGAGCTACCAGCGTGCCCACACGATCTTCAGCGCGGCGGGTCGTCGCTATCGCGGGCGTACCCGCTGGGACGTCTCGACGCCAATCTACAACGGGTTTGGCGTGATGCGCTTCCAGCGCATCACCGTCGCCGAGTTCGCACGCCGTCACCCGGTGGGCACCTTCATCGTGCATGTCCGTGGGCATCTGTTCGCCGTGCGTGATGGTGTTGCACTGGACACGCATCCGCCCAAGCCCCGCCAGGTCATCCAACACTGGTGGGTGATGCACGGGCAGCCCGTCGAGCTGCCTGCGCCCGTGGTCGAGCAGGAGCGCGAACCCGAGGAAGCGCCGGTCGTGCGCACTCAGCAGCGCCAGGTGCTGAGCCCGAACGCCATCCTGGCGCGGATCCAGTCGTTGAGGATCGCCACATGAGACAGATCGGACTGTGGCGCTACGACCCCATCACCGGGTATTGGCGCTACGTGCGCTCATGCGCCTCTGAAACTGCGCTGGATTGGTTGGCGATCTTCCAGCGTGATGAGCCAAACGTCGTGTTCAAGCTCTCGACCAATCGTCCGAGCGCCGCACCCAAACACTGACACTGAAATCCTCGCAACAGGAGATCAGCAATGCGCACCAACCACTACGCTACGCACCAGCGCAACGTGAAGCGCCCGAGCAAGTGCCGAACGATCCCGGGCTTCGCGTCTGTGCTCACCAGCAGCGCACCGCTCGCACCCACGCAGCAGCGTGCCGACCACAACCCGACGGTGCGGGAGTTCAAGCCCGCGGTCGCTTTCGAGAGCAAGGTCTGACGCCGTGGACTACAACGTACCCGAATCCACCACCACCGAGGGCTTCACGCCGAACGTTCGGTGGGAACCGTTCATCCGTGGTCCACGTGTGGGCTACAAGGTGACCCGCCTGGACGACGGGTCGGTCACCTACGTCTACATGAACCCGAGCACCGGAGGGGACGGTGGCACGCCCGACGTGTTCGTGTACACGGGGTCGAGCAACAACCCGGCGGAGGACGTCTCCCAGTTCTACGTCGTGCCGGTGTTCGACGGGCCGGCACCGCAGGGCGGTGACGACTCATTGCCTGCGGGCTATATGCGCGCCGTCGGGATCGAGGTCTGACGTCATGAGCATTTCCTACCGAGTCACCATCGATGTGGAGGTTCACGACAAGGAGGCGCTGTACCAAACGGCGCGCATCTACCTGTCCACCTGCAACGTCCCCGCCGACGACATGGACTCGACGCTGCGTGACGAGAACGGCGAGATCAACGTGGGCAACTGCCTGATCATGCTGCTGGATCGCAGCGAGCACCTGGGTGGCGCTGGCGAAATCCTGGGCAGCGATGCTGAAGTGAGCGAAGACGACGAGGAAGCCGATGAGACCGACCTTTGACGAACGCGACGCCGAGATCCTTGCAGCTCGCCAGCGTGAGCGCGACAAGCTCTACGAGTGCATCACCTGGCCCACGGTGGGCGACGTGGTGGACATGCCCGATGGCAAGGTGCAGCGTGTGACCCACGTCTGGAACCTGCGCGACAGTGGCAAGTTCGACATCCAGCTCACGGTGCATGAGGACCAGCGCTTCTACCTGCACCGTGGCGGCGGCATGGAGTTCTCCGGCACACTGAGCCCGAGCGTGCACTCCAGCCGCTTCACGCTGGTCGGCACCGCGCAAGCACACGCCTGGTTCTTTCACCACGACCAGGTGCGGGCCCACAACGGTGTGAACTGCGATGTCACCGTGCGCCGGTGGAAGCTGACATGAGCGACTACAAGCCCCGCTTCATGAGCCAGGAGCACCTGAACCTGGCGCTCGACCTGTTCCGCATGACGTCGGTCGGGCACGTGAATTGGCGTCCCACCAGGTACGAGCGCATGCTGCGCACGGTGGAAATGCTGCGTGAGCGCCACCCCGAGCTCACGCCGAACGGCGCTTACAAGGACCTGAGCGCCGCACTCGAGAACGCGCCGTTCGTCCGCTAGGACACTGGGATTCTCGCAACTGGAGATCCGCATGCCTAACCCGACCGAGCCCATCATCGAGCACCACCACACCCAGAGCGGCGACTACATCAGCATCATCCTGCCGAACGGCTTGCACCTCGACATCGACTACACGCCGGACTTCCAAGCGATCCACTACGGGATGACGCCGGAGCTCGGGAACTGGATCAAGTTCGAAGACCTGGGTGTGCCGAACGTCGTGCGCCCCTGAACAGGAGACCACCGCCACCACCCGGGCCCGACACTTAAATCCTTCCCGCAACCAACCATCAACGCATATGGACACCAACATCCAACTCCGCGCCGACGCAATGCTCCAAGGACAGGGCTACATCCCGCCGACCAACATCACCCGCATCGTGCGTCGCGAGGGCGGGTCGGTGCATCGCCTGATCGTGAACGACTACGACCAGGACCGCGACGAGTTCATCTGCCAGATCGAGTTCTCGTTCGTCAACGACGACACGAGCCTGATGCCCCAGTCGGAAGTGGACGACGGGCGCATCAACGCCATGATGCTCGCGCTGCTGGTGGGCGAGTGGGGCGAGCCGGACGAGTTCCTGAATCGCACGTTCGACGTCGTGATGTAAGCCTGCGCCCTTAGCGTAAGCCACCCACGCATACTCAAGCAGTATGCGTGTCCAATTCCCAGACACCGCCATGGCTTACACAGCCCGCAAAGCTAGCATTGGCGCGGGTTTACGACGCATACCGCCACACGCATACTGCCCCAGTATGCTTACCCAAGCCACGGCACGCGCATTCCAGCGAGCACCAGTCGAGCAACCCCGCCGCATGGAATTCGAACCCGTGCCACCACTATGCCGAAAAGGCACGACCAACTGCGATCACCAGCACGTCGAGTTCGCACGCCGGGTAGGCACAAAGCACAGCACCCGAAAACCAACGCCAGCACCGAGAAGCGACAGTTCATCCTGTCGGTCACGGATACGACGCCCACCACAACGAACCAGGAGAGCGGCGATGCGTAAGTAAACGATCGGAGCCCCTTACAAGCCGGTAGCGCACAAGCCGCATGAGACCGGAAGGACACAAAGCGTCAACAGCACAGACGCGCCGACCCCCCAATCCTGAAGGGGCAGCTCGTAGCCCTGGATCAGGCACTGGTGCAGAGCGGATCGGCAAACAGAAGCGAACCGCTGAGCCATCGCCACCCGCCGCTCTAGGGCCCTAGAGCGCAAGGGAGGGATCCGCTCGGCGTAGTAGCCCAGCACCGGAACGCCAAGGCAAAGAGACAGGATCAAGTGTTCGGCAAGCAAGCCCGTAAGAGAGGAAGTAGGAGAAGCCGAAGCACGAACACCAGCACCACCAACCACATGCCCACCAGGCACCCAGCACACCCCGGCATGTGTGAGTAGAGGGAGAGAAGGAACGCCTAAGCACAGGAGCTGGCTGAGACTCGTTGTTGGCACAGGGGGAGAAGACCATCACTCCTGAAGCCTGACGAAGCCACCAATCCACCCAAGACCTCAAATTTTTGGCCCGTCCCCATCAATCGTCCCTCGCCAAGCCTCCAAAGCCTTTCACAAACGCCCCGAGCACCCGCCAAAGGCACCCAGAACCCGGAACAAAGGCACTAGATCGACACGCCAGCACTAGTGAATCATTCGGTGCAGCGCCTAGGCTTATAGGGACCCGAATCGATTGGCTCCGAGGGGAGAAGGTGAGAAATCCAGCCCCAGGGCCATGGCACCGAATAAGTCACCGGTGGCTTACACCTGACCCTGCGCTGACCCCCAGCGCCAGCGCTCGAGCGCGACAGTTCATCCCTGTCGCAGCAACGACCAACCAACCCCGGAGAGCCCGAAATGATGACCGAACAGAACGCCGCATCGCCCCACTGGAACGCGATGCTCGCCCAGATGACCGGCACCGAACACCCGCTGCCCAACGCCACCGTCAGCGTCGTGCACCAATCGCCGATGCACGACGACAGCGAGCCCGAGCCGAAGGACGAGCTCTTCGGCGTGCTGCTCGTGTCGAGGTTCTGGCAATGACGCTGAGCGCCGAGGACGCGCAGGCACTGCAGCTCGTGGCCCTGTGCATGTTCGGCAGCATCGCTGTCGTGGCGGGCACCGCGCTCGCCGTGATGGGCTGGTGCGCCAAGGACCTGCCGCCGAACGCAACGTGGTGGCAGCGCGTTCGACGCGCCGTGTACGAATTCCTGTAAGGCTCTCTCCTGAAGCTGGCGTGCCCGGTACTGGGCCAGTGTTGCGAAACGTACCGGGGCCGTGACAGACACCACAAGCGGTGTCCGTTTCGGCGAAAAGTCATCGCCATGGCATGGTTACAGATAAGCGACAGTCCTTATCATGCAAAACGCCACGGCGGAATATGTGTCCTGAGCTGCCGTGGCGTCTGAAGCAGTTTGTCAGGCACACCAGGAGAGGAAGAGTCCAACAATGCTACACACCCACGCCTACGAAGTGGTGTTCACGACGCCCAGCGGCGAGACACACAAATCGGTCATCCAGCACCACAGCACGTGGCTTCGCAACCCCGTGCAGGTCAAGGCACTGGACGAGGCGGTTCGCCGCTTCGTCACCGATGCCAAGATTGGCGTCGAGATCATCTCGCTGACCAAGGTCGAGGCATCGGCGGTGGAGCTGCGCCATGCACGCGCGATCAGCGGCTCGGTGATCGACACGGCGTTTGGCGAGCTCACCGAGTTCGATGACGCCAGGATTGTGTAAGAGCACGCCGCTCGCCTAAACCAAGCACGCTCAAGACCCAGCCAGCGTTCGCTGTGGTAGTTGCGTGCTTTTTCTTGGTTCGCCTGGATAAGTCACTAGTGAGATACGTGCCGGGCAGTGAATTCGATGATTCATCCCATCGCAACACACCACCCGGAGAGATCGACATGAGCATCAAGACACGCGCCGCCCACATCGCCCGGACCCTCGGGACCCGTAGCGCCGCGGGCTACCTGCGCAACCAGGGCGTCTCGCTGCGTCTGGCACTGTTCGTGCTGTGCGGTCAGAAGCAAGTGAGGGGCTGAGCCATGACACGTCGCACCATCACCAATCGCCGCATGGATGACGCGCTGGTCGAAGCCATGATCCACAACCGCCCGATGTCCTGGCTGCAGCATCGCTGAACACTCCCCAAGCCCGCTTCGGCGGGCTTTTCGTTGACCAGGTGCCCGCCATGGCATGAGCCCGGCCGCTCTGGTGTTCGGCGGGTCAAGTGTTCGGCTGGACGGCGAATGCGCCATGGCGATGTTCGGCGCCATCGCCCGTTGGCGGTTGGTGTTCGGCTGCGCCGGGGTTCGGCCAGCCAGCTGTAGAGCGCCAGCGCTTGCTGCGCCAGCTGCAGCGGGGCTGGGCGACCAAAGCCCCGCGCCGCAGTCGGGCATTTCACGCCATGGTTGCTGCGCCGCGTCATAGGGTCTGCCCTATGCGGGTTTCACCGGGCCGCGATATTCGCCCATACTAGGGTTTGCCCTATCGGAGATAAGTAACCCGTGACCTACTATCTCTATACCGAATCACGTTGATTCGGGGTAACCCTAGGAGAGCGAAAATGTTTGAAACCTCCCGCACCCTGACCGCTGCCCTTGCGATGAACCTCGGTTCGGACCGTGACGTCATGCTGGGTCATCTCGATTGCTCGTACCTGCCCGCGGTGCTCGCAACCCTCGACACCATCTGCACCCCGGAAGCGATTCAGCGCATGCCCCAAAAGGGCATCATCAAGACCGTCCGACATGCGAAGTGGATTGCTTCCGACGGGCTTGCGCTCAACAAGCGCGGGGGCTTCATCCTGGACCCCGCAATCGGGATGCTGTCGTGCATCGTCGGACTCACCTCGCAAGCCCGTATCGGGTTCCACGATGCCCACGCGGTCATGGGCGGGACGATGGAGGGGTCCACCCAGGTGGGCGGAGTCTCCCGTGCGAAGCTGCACAAGCTGCTCCCCTCCATCATCCGCAGGAACGCGGGAACCCTGTCCGCGCAGTCTTCGCGCACCGTGGGTGCGGGCAAGAAAGAGGGGATCTTTTCCGCCCTGGGGATCACCTCCAAGGTGGACGGTCACGGGTTCACCGTGCTGAATCGGAATCACCCCCTGATTCTCGCAACCTGTGACACCCTCAATCGCATGAGCGAAACCACCATCGTGGAAATGATGGACGCTGCGGAGTAAGTAACCCGTGACCTAGGAGGGGGGTGCAGACCCCCTCAAATCCGCCCTACAGACCACCTAACCCGGAGATTCCTACCATGTCCCTGCCCGCCCACCTGCAAGCGCTCCTTGCCCGTAAAACCGTCATCGCTGCACCCCCTGCGATCGTTGCCCCCCGTGACAAGCGTCCCGTATTCGAACCCTCACAGGGTGGGTCTTCCCCTCGGTCCCTGTCTGCGGTCATCGATGACATGGGCGAGGTGGAGTGTCACGACCTTCCCATGATGGACAACACGGACCCCGATGGACTCGCACTGTCGGTGGACGTGGACTAGACCCAGGACCCTAAGACCCCTTGACCCTGGGGGTCTTAGAACCAGGTTCGAAGGGTGGAGGGCCGTCCTGCCTAATTTTTCGCCAACCCCAAGTGCCCCTTACACATAGGCGCCAGGCCCTGCCAAAGGACCTTATACCTACTGCCTCTCGAAGTTCGGATCGCTCACGATGGTCGACTGAATGTCGCCTTCCTCCTGCGAACGCATGAAGTGCCAGAACGCATCGGTGCCGATGACGAGCACCGAGCTGGGCCCTGTGCCACCGTTCTTGTGAATGACCTGCCAGTTGAGCACCCAGACGCCGAACTTGCGAACCAGGTCGATCAGTGCCTCCTGGGGTGAATTGCCCTTGCCGTACACGCGACGAGAGGACTCCCAGAAGAGCTGGCAAGTCACGTCGCCGGCATCGATGTCGTCGGGCGCATCGCCGTCCCAAGCGGTGTAGGGCGCCCCGCTGTATGCGCCGCCGTAGCGGTCGTCGTCGATGGTGATGTATCGCATAGATGCTCCACGTGAAACTTATAGTAGGGATTACACCCGCTCTCTGAAGACAGTGACCCAGCGCGCATCGGGGTAGCGCAGATCCAGCACGTCGACGCGCCCGATGTCGCGTCGACTCATGCCAGCTGCCACTTCGCAGTCCTTCGAGTGCTCGCCGCGGTGAGTGGTCTCGATCGCCAGCGTGCCGTTGATGATGTTCGAGTGCCGCCCGTAGTAGCAGCGCACCCTGAAGTCGACCCTGTGCGGCATCACCACGTCCCCTTGTGCTCGGATGGGCCCCAGTCGACGGGCTCGGGCTGCTCCACGTAGCCCTCGGGCAGCGGGTAGATCGGGCACTCCTCCGCGTCGAAGCTCAGTGGGTCGCCTTCCAGGATCAGCTTGATCTGCACGGGCGTACCCAGCGGCACCGAACCCCCGACTTTGGGGCGGAACGCCACGAACTCGAAGCCGTCGGGCGCCACCTCGCCGTTGTCGACCTTCGACCTGCTGCACTTGTTGCCATCGAAGATCACCAGGTGCCTCCGTCGTCGTTGTGGTCGAGCAGCTGCACGATCTCGTTGCGCGCCGTCAGCTGCATGAGCATCGGGTGGGGCTTCTTCGCCTTGCGCTTGTCCGCGCGCTGCTGCAGCTCGTCACCCGCGCCGTGCGACTTCCACTGCGCCGGCGGTGAGCGGGGCTTGTCGCGTCGCTTCTTGCCGTCGTCGAGCATCCCGTTCATCGGAACCCAACGAACGGATGAGCCGCGGAGCAGCTTTTTCAACGCTTCCGCCCTGGCCTCACGCATTGCGGCGGTGACCTTGATGAGGTCGTTCTTCGCTCGAAGCGCTGCTGCCTTGAGCTCTTCTTCCGATGTGCGCGAGAACCCGTCCGTGAACCACCCGCCGCCACCAGGTGTGTAGACGACCGGCTCCGGCGGTGTCTTGGCGTCCCCGGTGATCATGTAGACCAGCGCATCCAACCTGTCGTCTCTCGACATGATTCAGCGACCCTTTGTCTTGACGAAGCACATGACAGCCCCGTTCCTGTAAGTGACGGGGCCCGTGTAGTCGCATTCGGGCTCATGTCGTCTCTCGACATTAGCCTTTGGTCGGACCATGCCGACAAAGCAAATGTGGACACGACCATCCTTGTCAATCTCGGCACCCACATAGGGGCAGTCGACGCTCGCCGGCGACCAGTACGACGACTCGTTCATGGTCGACACGCCAAGGAACTTGTGCTCGTGCACCATGGGCCCGTAGACGGGCGGCAGCCAGTGCGTGCGATGCCACACGTTCAAGGGGACGAGCGACACGAGAAGGAATGCGCCCACCGCGCGCCAGGTCGATCCGAGGGTGTTCACCAGGAGCCTCCGTCCTTGTGGTCGGCGAACGCTGCCTTGCGCTCGCGCTCGATGTCCTGTTCGATCAAGTCGTTGGCGATCGCACATGCGTGCAGCAGCTTTTCAACGTGCTGTTGCCCGATGCTCACCGCCAGCAGCTCCAATCGTGACCAGCCCTCGAGCAGCTTGGATTGTTCGATCGCCTGGTGACGCAGCCCGGCGATCAGGCGTGAGAGCTCTACCCGCGCCGGGGCGCCCAGGTTGACATCGAGTCGCGGGAACGCGCCGTGGATCAACTTCAGCAGGTCCGCGATCTGAGCGTCGCCCAGCAAATAGGTGACGCTGGACGGCTGTTTGCCCTTGTTCTCCGCCCAATTGCCCGAGCCCAGGTCGAACGCGTGGAAGTTCTCCTCCAAGGCACGATAGCCGATCGGGAACTCGTCGCAGGTAATCCAGTTTCTGCGCTTGCTGGCGCCCTTCAACACCTGTGCATCCTTCTCATCGATCACCGCGGCAAGGGGCCTAGCAACTTCGATGGGCGCCCGTGAATCGGACTCCACGGTCGACTCGAGCACCGCCGGTTCGATCGTGATCGCCCTCTGCATCCAGTCAAAGATCCCCATTACCACTCCCCGTAGCCGGCGATCGACTCGAGCTCGCGCCGATCCGCTTCGTCTTGCTGCTGCTTCAGGAGCTCGGCCATGCGGTCGACGTCACGCTCCAGGTTCATCTTTCGAACCGTCTCGATCTTGCGACCTTCCTCCAAGATCTTCTGTTGTTCACGCAGCTCTGCGTTTCTCTGGCGCCGCCGCTCCGTATCCTCCTTGAGCAGCGGCATCGCGGAATCGAAGCTCGCCAGATCGCCGCGGTAATGGTCGATCTGTGCATTCGTGAACGGAAAGGACAGACGGGGAATCTTCTCGCCACCGGCACGCTTCCAGCGCTCCAGCAGCCGCTGCTCCGCGGTGCGAAACGCCAGCTCGGTGTAGCCGTCCTTGATGAGCATCGCCAGGTCGTCGGTGCCCTCCGACGACAGACAGTTCCCCATGCCGATTGCACGATTGACCGCCCACAGCGGCAGCAGCTCTCCGGCATTGTTCTCGTCGTAGGGCAAGCCCGGGAAGGGCTGTATCGGCACCCTGTACAGCTCGCCTGGCTTGCTCTCCATCAGCAGGGCGAACTTGGTGCGAATCGCTGCAAAGCCAACAGTTGCCGCGTCTGTGAAGTTGCCGAGCGGCCCGCCAACCGCGGCGATCCACGTTTTGTAGTCCTTGTAGATGCGCCCATGGTCTCGCATGGCTTCGATGACTCGCGTGTAGCTCATGCGCCGGCCCTCCTGCTTGCTGCGACCAGACTGCGCAGCTCGTCGACGGTCTTGCCGCGGATGTAGCCCAGCAACCGGCGGTCAGCTGCCACGCGCATGTCGCGCTCCAGCTGCTCGAGCTCGGCGTAGCGGTCGAGCAGGTTGCGGATCTCGTTGTCGCCCATCACCGAGACGAGCGCCTGCAGCAGCCGGCTCTGGGTTGTTTCAAATCGGGTGGTAATGTCGCGCAGCCGCTCGTGCTGGTCGCTGTTCAGAATGAGACCGATGCGGGTCGACACGACCCCTCCTATGCATACTGACTGAGTATGCGCAGTATAGCTTATAGATCAGCGGTGACTTACTCTTCCACGGGCGCTGCGAACCCGAAACCGGGCGTGCCGTCGTACTCGCTGCCGTCCGTGGCGTCCTTCTCGGGCTCGGGCACCAGCGGGAACTCGGGGATCCAGTTCAGCCCGAACAGCGCGGCGAGCGCCAGCAGCGGCGTCTCGAGCCAGGCGGCGACGCCGACGACCCCCAGGACAGCCAGGCCGATGATTGCCAGGTGGATCACGTAGACGAGAGGGACTCGGGTCGGGAACATGGTGGGCGCTCCTTCGCGCGTTGGTAAGCGGGTGCTGAGCATTCTAGGCCCGCTTACCTCCTCCACCTACAAGCAGCTCGACGTCCGTCCTCGCCTGCGACCAGCGGATCGCCGGCTTCTCGACGAAGCGGTAGGCGAGCGCCGCCGCTATAAGACAGGCCCCCACCACCAGCGCGAGCCCGAGCAGCTGCTGCAGCACACCGGCGCCCGCGATGCGGTTCCAGACGTTGAAGGTGATCCCGGTGAGCGGGTTGTGCAGCAGGTACACGCTGTACGAGACGGTGCCCAGCCACGCCAGCCAGGCGGGCTCGCGCAGCTGCAGCGCAAGGCAGCCCAGGATCGCGACCGAGGCGCCCGCGGCGACCATGCTGAAGGTCGAACCCGTCACGCCCAGCAGCGCCACTCCGAGCAGGTACGCGCCGTAGACCGCCCGGTCGAAGGTTCCGCCGACCAGCGCGTGGTAAGCGAGCGCGCCCAGGAGGAAGGTGTGCCACGTGGGCAGGAAGCTCGCCGCCGGCGCGCTCGACAGCGGCAGCAAGGCGATGAGCGCAGCAGCCTGCAGCATGCGCGGCATCGGTATGCCGAAGCGGTCGGACGCCGCCATCATCACGGCAAACACCAGGTAGAACTGCAGCTCGATGCACAGCGTCCAGAACGCCAGATTCAGGGGCTTGTAGCCGACGATGTCCTGCGCGTAGAGCAGGTGCGCGCTGATCGCGTCCAGGCTGGGCAGCTCCGCCGGCATGACGAGCGACTTCAGCGCCAGGCACACCAGGGCGAACGCGATCGCGAAGTAGTAGGGCGGGGTCAGCCGGATCATCCGCTTGAGCACGAACCGCCCCGCGGTCATGCCGGTGCTGGTCTTGGCGATCACGATGCCCGAGAGCACGAAGAAGATCGGCACGCCCAGGTGCCCGAGCTCGAACAACGCCGTGACCGCCCAGCCGGGCATCGCCGCGGTCAGCTGGGAGATGTGCCTGCCCTCGTGGGCGTGGAACAGGACCACCCACAACGCGGCGATGCCTCTCCACGCGTCCAGGCTTACCAGACGCGGTCCACTGCTCATCGAGACAGTGTAGGAACCCTAGCGACGCGCGTGCACCCCTGATCGCGGGATGACCGCTTATGCCGCCTTCTTGACGAAGCCCAGCTGCTCGAACGGGAAGTCACTGACGATCCCCTCCCCGAAACCGGGGGTGGTCTCGACGATCAGTCGGCGCTCGCGGGCGTGGTCGCGCAGATGGTTATTCACCCGGTCCATGAAGTCGACGATGAACGCGGCGTTGGGCATGCCGTTCTTCTTCTCGCGCAGACCGCGCCCGATCCTCTGGCGGTATGCGACTTCCGCCTTGCCGGCGCCGGCGATCGCAATCAGACCCACCGCCGGCGTGTCGACGCCCACGTCCAGGATGTTGGTGCCGATCAGCGCGTCGATGAGCCCCGTCTTGAGCGCGTTGAGCGCTGCCAGCCGCTCGTCCTGGTCGTTGGCGCCCTGGATGAACGCGCAGCGCACGCCGGCGTCGGTCAGCAGCCGCGCCAGGCGGGCTCCGTGCGCCTTGTGCTGCACCAGCACCATCGAGGTCAGCCCGTACGTGCAGGCGCGCACCACCTCCCACACGATCGCGGCATTGCGCTTGGTGTTGCTCGAGACGCCGATCTCGTACGCCTTCTGGTAGGGCGTGGTCTTGTACAGCTTGGCGGGCTTCTCGTTGCCGTCCGCGTCGACGACCGTGCCCTCGTTGGCGAACTCGCCCAGGTCGATGTACTTGAAGTACGGGCGCGCGAGGATGCCGCGCTCGATCAGCATCCGCTCGCTGACCTTGATCGCCACGGGCCCCGCGGTCGCCTCCAGGCGCATGTTCGCCTGCTCGCTGTCGCGCATGTCGGGCGTGGCGGTGAGCGCGAGCCGGTAGTTGGCGTTGCGGCACAGCTGGCTGACCACGTAGTAGCTGTCGCTGCTCGCCTCGTGCGCCTCCTCCAGGATGAGGAACTCGAAGCGCTGCAGCAGCTCGATGACTTCGACCTGGCGCCGGCGCTGCTCGGCCTGCTTCTGGGGCGGGTCCGCGGGGTCGGGATCGGCCAGGCGCGCGGCGAAGGTCTGCACCATGCCCACGTTCATCTGCGACGGGGCGTCCCAGCTGTTGTCGCCGAAGATGCTCACCGGGATGCCCAGGTCGCGCACGAACGCGTCGCGCATCTGGTGCATCAGGATGCCGCGGGTGGTCAGGAAGAGGGTGGGGCGGTTGATGCGCGCGAAGCACAGCTTGGCGATGCGGCTCTTGCCGCCCCCGGTGGCGACCTGGGCGATGATCTGGCCGAAGCGCACCAGCGTGTCCATGGTCAGCGTCTGGTAGTCGTAGCGCGGGTCCTCGCCGAACTTGTCGACCACCGGGCGCACGGGCCCGAGAGGCGCCGGCAGGGGCCGGCGCACCAGGTTCACCTTGCGCCCGAGCTTGCCCATCTCGCGGTACAGCCGCGTGACGAAGCCGGCGGGGAAGGTCGCGCTCGCGAAGTCGAAGAAGGTGGCACGCCCGTCCCACTCGCCGCCGAAGCCGCCGCCCAGGTAGCCCTCGATCTTGTACGACAGCAGCTGCTGCACGAGCAGCTTGTCGTCCTTGCTCGCGTCGACCAGGCGTGCCGTCGTCGCGGTGTGAGCGATCGTGATCGGGGTCATTCTGTTGCCTTATAGCGGCCCTTGGCCTATAGTCACCGGTGACTTAGTTTACTGCTTATACAAGACCCATGCAATTCAGCAACGAGCCCGTGGGGCGACTGCGACCCAACCCCTGGAACACCAACCGCATCACCGATCCGGCGAATGCGGAGAAGCTGCGCGAGTCGCTGCGTCGCTTCGGGGCTTTCAAGCCCGTCATTGTCCGCACCTTGCCCGGCGGACAGCTGGAGATTCTGGGCGGCGAACACCGGTGGATCGCCGCCCAAGAAATCGGCTTGAAGGAAGTTCCGGTGGTCAACCTCGGGTTGGTCGATGACAAGCGTGCGAAGGAGATCGGACTGGTCGACAACGGTCGATACGGCGAAGACGACGTGCTTGGACTGCAAGGGCTGTTGAGGGATCTGGGCGAGGACGTTCTGAAGTTCATGCCCTACTCGGACACGGAGATGAAGTCGATCATGGAGGCGTCAGCGGTTTCGCTCGACGACCTGGACAGTGTAGTCCGCGGCGACCTCCCGGACCTCAACGACGTGAAGGCCGCACCCACCTCGCAGGTGCTGCGGTTCAAGGTGCCGGTCGAGGACGTGCAGTGGGCCTCGAAGATGATCGAGGACGAGATGAAGCGCCAGGGCTTCAAGGACGAGGACTCGCTCACCAACGCCGGCCATGCGCTGATTTCCCTGCTGAAGCGCCTTCGCGACGGTAAGTAAGCGGTAACGTATGGACGATTACAAGTACGAGTTCTGCGGCGGCTGCGAATGGCGCGAGTCCGGGCTCATGTGCGACGCCTGTGATGAAGGCGACCAGTTCGAGGAAGCGCAGATCGCCGACGACGAGGAGCCGTTCCTGAACCGCTTCCGCAAGTTCGTCCCCATCAAGGAGGCTGCATGACCCTGCCCGAGACCACGCCCGTGTGGGTGCGCCTGAAGAACGGCGCGAAAGCCCACTTCGATTTCACCGACGACGGTGAGCCCAAGACCATCACCACCGAGGAAGACCTGCGCGCCTTCGTCATGGAACAGGTGCCCGACGCGCAAGCGATCCTGATTCGAATCAAATGATCAAGCCCAACATCCAGATCTGGCCGATCGAGCGGCTCAAGCCCTACGAGAAGAACGTCAAGATCCACGACGACGCCCAGGTGAAGGCGATCGCCGAGTCGATCCGCCGCTTCGGCTGGGACCAGCCCATCTCCGTCGACAAGGACGGCAACATCATCAAGGGGCACGGTCGGCGCCTGGCGTCGATGCTGCTGCAACTCGCCGAGGTGCCGGTGTGGGTGCGCGACGACCTCACGGAAGCCGAGGTGCGCGCCTCGCGCCTGGTCGACAACCAGGTCGCCAAGGGCGAGATCGACACCAATATGTTCCGCCTCGAGCTGGCGGACCTGAACTACGAGCTGTCGAGCTTCTTCAGCGCCAAGGAGCTCGACTTCGCGATCACCGACCTGGGCGAGATCAACACCGACGCGTTCGTCTCCGACGTCAACGCGGCGATCGACGAGCAGGCCGAGCAGACCCGCGAGAAGGCCGCTGCTGCGGTCACCAAGCCCGTGGCGCTGCACAAGGTGCTCGGCTTCAAGGACATCCCGGGCGACCAGCAGCTGACCGTCAGCCGCGCGATGGCCGAGATCGAGCGCCGCACCGCGAAGAAGGGCGTCGACGCCTTCGTCGCCTTCTGCCACGCCCTGTGGGCGGCACCCGCCGGAGCCTGACATGCTGATCTTCACCTTCCTGTTTCCCTGGCAGCTCGCCTTCATGGTCTGGGCGCCCGTCCTGCCGCCGCAGACGCGCCCGGCGATCACGGAGCCCAAGCGATGAGCGTATTCATTCAAGCCTGTTTCGTGCTGACGTTCTGCCTCGTATGGGCATTTGTCGGGTTTGCCGGATGGCACATCTGGAAGCTCTGGAAAGAGCTGGGTCGGGAGCTGAACCGATGAACGACACCTACATCGTCGACAAACGCTTCACGTGCTCCGTAGCGCGCAGCCCGCGCGTGGTGGAAGTCGCCGAAGCGTTCGGGCTGGGCCTGGACGACACCGAGTTCGTCATCTTCGACAACCTGGAGCTTCAAGTTCCTCGAGGCAGCGTCGTCTACATCACCGGGCAGTCGGGTTCCGGTAAGTCGTTGCTGCTGAAGGACCTTTCCCGCCAGATTCAAGATCGTGGTCAGCGGGTCGTCAACTTGGACCAGATCGAGCTCGACAACAGCCGCACCCTGGTGGACCAGCTGGGCAAGGACCTGAACGACGCGCTGCGCATCCTGTCGCTGGCCGGGCTCAACGACGCGTACCTGTTCATCCGCCGGCCCAACGAGCTGTCGGACGGCCAGCGCTACCGGTTCCGCCTGGCGAAGGCGATCGAAACCGATGCAGACGTCTGGGTCGCCGACGAGTTCATGGCGGTGTTGGACCGCACCGCGGCGAAGGTCATCGCCTACAGCGTGCAGAAGACCGCCCGGCGCGCGGGCAAGACGCTGATCGTCGCGACCACCCACACCGACATGGTGCCCGACCTGGCGCCCAGTCTCTACATCGAGAAGCGCTACCGCGAAAAGCTGCGCATCGAGGCGTTCGACGAGATCCGCCACGAGATCCCGGACGCCGCCTACGAACGACTCCTGAAGGCCATGTGATGAAGCAGTTCACCACCCTCGACCAGTTCGCCGGCTACACCGGCTTCGTCATCTTCTCCGCGCCCTGGTGCGGCCCGTGCAAGCAGTACAAGCCGGCGCTCGAGCGCTTCTGCGAGCAGGCGGACATCCCGCTGGCCGCGGTCGACATCGACGCGCACCGTGAGGTGGGCGCCAAGTTCGTGATCCGCGCCGTGCCCACCACCGTCGCCTTCAAGGACGGCAAGCCGATCAGCCAGGCGGTGGGCGTGCAGACGGTCAACGCGCTGATGACGCTCGCAGGAGCGCTGCTGTGAGTCACTTCAACGAGTTCCAGCTGCTGGCGCTGCAGCTGATCAACCTGGTCGAGCGCAGACGCGATGAGATGCTGCAGTCGACCGCGCAGCGGCACATGAGCCCGCAGACGTTCGCCCGCGAGTACGCCACGCTGCACCTGAACGCGGGTCGATGCGTCGGCAAAAGCGAGCTGATCCGCCAGATCATGCGCGCAGACGACATCGTGATCGTGCCCAACGAGTCGCTGCGCGATGTGCTGTTCGCCACCAAAGCGAGCCAGACGCTCGCGGCGAGCCAGCTCGACACGTGGTGGCGCCCCACGCCCAAGCGGGTGTTCATCGACGAGCCAGGCGCGGTCGACGCCCAGATCGGCCTGAGCGCGATCTACATCAAGTTCGCCCGCGCGATGGCAACGCCCACCTTCATCCTGCTGGGGGAGTGATGCTGCTCGAAGGCGACGTCACTGTCGTGCACCGCGACGGCCCGTTCAACCACCGGGTGAGCCTGCTCAAGCAGATCTACGTCGAGCGCGGCACGGTGGAGGACTGGCACGCGCTCAAGGCGCTGCACTACAAGGCCCACAGCTACGGCACGGGCCCGCAGTTCATGCGCTGCGCGATCGAACACGCCCCGGGGCAGTGCGAGACCATCGGGGTGATGGTGCTGCAGGTGCCGCAGATCCTGGACTCGGGCCGCATGGAGGTGTTCCCGCACCTGAAGCCCAACCAGAACGGCGTCGACAGCCCGCTGCAAAACCGCATGCGCATCAAGTGGATCAACGCCAACATGCGCATCAGCGCCCGCAACGTGGTCGACACCATGTACCGCGGCGCCGGCGTGGGCTACCGCTTCCGCAACCTGGCGTTCCGCCTGTCGGGCTACCGGTTCCTGGAGGGGCGCAGCTCGATGAGCCGCTTCAACCCCTTCTACTTCAAGGCGGGCATGCGCGCGGTCAAGCCGCGCACCGCCTCCGGGCTGGAAGCGGGACTTGCGATGTTCACGCGCAACTTCTCCAGCCCCGCGTACGACAAGGTGGCGATCCTGGACGAGCTCGCGGCGATGCCCGAGCACGTGCGCGAGCGCACCTTGCTCGACATGCGCGACTTCTACTACCGCCATTCGTCGCTCGAGAAGAGCGGCGACAAGCGCCTGAACGGGCACGCCCGGGTGGACGCGCTGCCGGTGGGCGAGCTTGTCAAGCAGTGCATGCAGCTGACCTTCGCCAGCACCGTCTACGCCGTCTACATCAACCCGGACCACGGACGCCAGCTGCCGGCGCGGCTGCCGCTGTCCGCCTTCGACAACCAGGCTCCCCACGAGCCGCTTCGACTCGACCTGCTATGACCATGAAACCGGCTTCCAAGCCCAAGACCAAGCTGACGGCACACCAGATGGAGGTGCTGCGCATCATCATCAAAGGCAACGACAGCCCCAGCCCGGAGCTGGCGCTGGCCGACCTCGACGAGGTGCTCGACCGGGTCAGCCGCGACACCTCCAAGCAGTCCATGCAGTTCACGATCCGCTCGCTGGTGCACAACGGCATGATCGTCAAGTGCGATCGCGCCCGCCGGCGCGGGCGCCTGCGGGTGACCTACAAGGCCACCGAACTGGGCAAAGCAGTGGGTGCCGACAGGCCCCCGGTGGCCCCTTCCTTCGTCGAAAGTGCAGTCGAAAGCCTTCTGGCAGGGTAAGTCACGACTAACTTGTGTATTCCGGGCTTTCCGCTGGTACTAAAGGGTTTGCCCGACAGTAGCCACTTACTTACCAAACGGCATGCTTCTATAAGCTGGAAGGGTCGTGTTGGCCCACACCGGGGCTTCTCTGTAAGAAGTTGGGTATTGGAAGGTTTTCGGTATGAATCAACAACTTAGCGACGTTTTTCCCCACCCCGGGCCTCCTCTTGTTACCGACTTGGGTATTTGGGTGTTTTCCTATAGATATATACCCTTTTCAATACACTCTACATCTGTCAATTGTTCGCGCGTGCGCGAGGGGTGTTCGGACTTCGGGACCCGGTTCGGCGAGGATGGTAAGTCACCGGTGATTGACGAACCGGCCACCCGCGGCTACAGTGCGTCGCAGCGGTTCCAAGAACCCCTCCTAGGTGGCGCATCCCCTGTGCGCCATTTTTTTTGGATGCACGCATGAGCGACGACAAGACCGCCGCTGCAGCGGCACCCAGCAAGCGCGCCTACACCCGACTCACCGACGCCCAGAAGACCGAGGGCACGACGCTGTACCGCGCCGGCACGCACACGGTCGAAGAGATCTCCACCAAGCTCGGCGGCAAGGTCGAGACCTGGCGCAAGTATTTCGTCAAGGTCGGGGTGAAGAAGGGGGATCTGCAGAAGGAGGTCGAGGCGAAGCGGGCAGCGGTGATCGCTGAAGCGCTGACGATCGACCCCGCGGTGCACGCGCGCCGCGTCTTCGACACCAAGAACGAGACCTACCGCATCGTCGAGATGCTGCGCAAGCTCACGGCGAAGGTCATCGTCGACGCCCAGCGCGAGAACAAGCCCCTGGGGTCGATCCAGAACGAGATCAAGGCGATCCGAGAAGCCGCCGCGGCGATCAAGACGTGCCGTGAGGAAGCGTTCGCGGTGCTGGGCATCCGACCCGACGAGGTGAGCGACGAAGCGCTGCCGGAGCTCGTGATCAGCGGCCTGGACGACGACATGATCGCCCAGCTGCAGGACTCGGACGGCGCGGGCGGAGACGACATCCCGGAGGTCGAGGTCGACCTGGGTGATGACGACGAAGAGGCCGACCCGGGCGCTGAATGACGACGACCATCCGCTCGCCATTCAAGGCCAAGCCCAACACCCTGTACCTGCACGCCAAGCAGCTGGCGGTCGCGCGCTCGAAAAAGCGCTTCAAGGTGGTGGTCGCCGGTCGCCGCTGGGGCAAGACCCAGCTGGCGAAGGTCATGCTGATGCTGTTCGCCCGCGGCAGGAAGCGGCTCATCTGGTACGTGGCGCCGTCCTACCGGATGGCAAAGCAGATCATGTGGCCGGAGCTGATCGAGGCGATCCCCAAGAAGTGGCTCAAGAAGGACCCCAACGAGACCACGATGACGCTCGTGCTGAAGAACGGCACGCGCATCGAGCTCAAGGGCGCCGACAACCCCGATTCGCTGCGCGGCGTGGGCGTGCACTACCTCGTCATGGACGAGGTGCAGGACATCGACCCGGAAGCCTGGCGCAAGGTGCTGCGCCCGACGCTGGCGTCCACCGGCGGGCACGCGCTGTTCATCGGCACGCCCAAGGCGTACAACTTCCTGTACGAGCTGTACATGCTGGGCCAGCGCGGCGAGGTCTACGAGGACGGCAAGGGCCGACTGCGCCGCAACGACTGGGAGAGCTGGCAGTTCCCGACCATCACGTCGCCGTTCATCCCGCGCTCGGAGATCGAGGCGGCGATGCGCGACATGGACGACAAGAGCTTCAAGCAGGAGTTCCTGGCGTCGTTCGAGACCATGAGCGGTCGGGTGTACCACGCGTTCGAGCGCAAGGTGCACGTCAAGCCGTGCCCGTTCAACCCGAAGCTGCCGATCTGGGTGGGGCAGGACTTCAACCTGGACCCCATGTCCTCGGTGATCCTGCAGCCGCAGCCCAACGGCGAGGTCTGGTGCGTGGGCGAGATTAGCCTGCCCAGCTCCAACACCGCGGAGGTGGGGGGGCGGGGCCAGCCCCCCGGGGGGGAGTGGGGGGGGCCGAGCGCAC